GCTGGCACCCAGGGTGGCGAGGTTGGCTCCGATTCCGAGACCACGAGTGGCCATGTCAAACTCCTTGGGGTGCAGGGTTGCCCAAAATTTGCTGTTGCCGTTGAACCGTGAGGTCCCGAGCCGTGTTTTGGGCCTGCACGTCCGTCAGCGACTTGCTGAGGGATGTGGCCCGGGTGCTGGCGGCCTGCTGCTCCGGCGTCAACTGCAGACCCAGCCCGCGCAGCCGGCGCCCCGTGGCACCCTCCTGCGCGGCGAACGCATCGTTGACGTTCTGGCTGGCGTCGGCCATGGCCCGGTTTGCGGCTTCCGGGTCGGTGGCCATCTGGATGAGTTGGTTCTCCAGCGGGACGAACGTGTTCTGGTAGTCGGCCCACTGCTCGCGGGTCAGGGCCGCGAAGGTGTCGGAAGCGGAGGTGCTCCCAGACCCGTTACCACGGTCCAGGTAGTTGTCGGTCGCCCGGCCCACTCGCTGGGCGAAGAACGGGTCTACCCGCCCGAAACGTTCAAACAACCCGGCCATCTCAACGCCTCCCCATCACGTCGGCACCGGACTGCGAATACTGCATCCCGGAGGCGTCGTTGTTGTAGCTGTACTGCGGCGTGCCCGGGGCACCCTTCAGACCCTGCTGCAGCCCGTACCCAGCGAACTGACCTACGAGTTCGGCGTTGCCGGCCCGGTTCTCCAGCGCGATAGACGCGTCGGTCTGCGCCTGCTGGGCGCTCTGCCGGGCCTGGAGGCCCATGGCGTCGCCCACCTGCGCGCGCTGGCCCTGCCCGATGCTGGTCAGCGCGGCCAGGCCCTCGACGTAGGCGTCGTTCATCTGCTGGTCGGAGATGGTGAGCCCCATGCCGGTGGACTTCGCCGCGTCGTCACCGAGCCCGGTGGTGGCCATCACGGCCCGGCCGGAGTTCAACCCCGCGCCGGTGGCCGTGAGTTGCTTCTCCAGCTTGCTGCCGGCGTCCGCGAACTGGATCGCCGTGTCGGTGGATGCCTTGCCGGCGGCCAAGCCGCGCTGCGGGGAGTTTTCGTCGCCGGCGGCGGTGATGCTGCGGGCGAGTTGCTTCTGCAGCGGCAGCCAGCGCTGCTTCCAGTCGGTGTAGGAATCCCGCGCGTGCTGGGCCAGCGCGCGCTCCTGTGCGGTCTCCTGCACCTTTCCGTCGTCACCACCGCCCATGTCACACCTCTCGGACGAACTCGCGGGTTCCGCGGGGGTGCCACTCAGGGCCCAGCCGCCTCGCCCAACCCCGCCTCCGAGACTCGAAGGCGACCGTTGTTGCTCCGAGATCGCGGGCGACTGCGCACACCGCGGCGGCTTGACGCTCGAAGGCGCCGTGCTTCAGGGCCACGGCCAGCCAGACGAACATCTCCAAGGCTCCGTCCCGCGCTCGAAGGTCGAAGACGATCACTACGTCCTCACACACCAGGCAGGTGGCCCTGTCAGCTTCGCATTCTGCCTGAACTTCCGCCAGCCCGGCGGTGAGGTTCGGGCGCACACGCAGCGCCGGCAGGGGTTGGATCGTGAACTGGGTGCCGGCGATCACACGTTGCCGGCCCAGACCACAAGTCCGCCGGCTGCAGTCCAGGCCACGTCGCGCCAGTCTGGAGTGCCACGTTTGGACACCAGGTCGTACACCTCCTTGGCAAACCCGAGCGCCACCACGGCGATGAGGCCGGCGATAGGTTGTCGGGTGAGGAGGGTGACCACGGCACATACCACCGTGCCGTAGAGGAAGTGGTTGGCCTTGTCCTGAGGGATGGGAGGGAGGGTCATTTTTTCGCGGTTTTCGGTGTGCCGCGTGCCGCAACAAGGGTGGCCGCGGCGCTCAGTCGGTGCTTGGTCTCACGCAGCAGAAAGCGCGCAGACCTCATGGCGAGGATCAGGTCGCGCTCGACACCGCGGATCGCCTGTTCGGCGTTCCTCGTGCGCAGCCGCAGGGCTGTGATCTCCAACGCGTTCGTCCCCGCCTGGGGAGGCTCGGAGTACGGCACGTCGAGCACGGCTTGGTGCTGGTTGATGGCTTCGACCAGGTTGTCCAGTCGGTTCTGTACCTGCAGTAGATCCGCGGCGATAGCAGCGGCTTCGGCTTCGTCCGCGATTTCCTGCGGGGTTTTGTCGATGACGGTCCAGGTCTCCCGAGCCTGCAGCGCCTCGATCACGACTGGGCCTGCGACGATCCGCTGCAGGTTCGTGATAGTCGGTAAGGGGTCGGTCACCAGAACGCGCAGGAGAGCGTACCTGGCAGGGTTCGATACCTGCAGATCGTTGTAAGCCTGAGTTTCCATCAGGACCACATCCCTAAATGACAGATCCGGAAACAGACGAGCGAGTCTCATGCCGGTGCCCTTACAGTTTGAAATTCGTCAACCACGGTATCCCGGTGGTCACCACGGTGTTACCGCTCATGTGCCGAGCCTGCACCGCAGGGCCCGTCGTACTGTACACCGTGAACGAACCTGTCACGGCCGGGCCGAAGGCTACCTGCCGGTGCTTCAGGATAGGGCCCTCGCCTTTCGTGTTCCCGATCACGGCCACAGGTAAGAACCACGCTTTATTCAACGCCGTATCTGTCATTATGTCCGTGGGGGAAGCGGCGGAAGCTGCCCAAACCCCGTTGATGCTGTAGGCGTTGTAGTACGTGCGGTTGCTCGAACCGTAGTTGGTACGAATAACTTGTGTGGAAGCACCAGCGGATATCGTAGTAGCAGAGAACAGGTGTTGAGTGGCGCCGCTCGCTGACCACGACAAGGTTCCCGAACCTCCACCGCCGATCGTGGCACCATACGCAACGTCACTGCCGTCAACGAGCAGGTCTCCGGCGGCCATGTACCCTATCGTGGAGGCAGCAGGATTCGTCTGGAAGAACCAGATCCCTTCGTCAGAATCGAAGTAGTAGTGCTGAAATAAAGCTGGGTAGTTTGCGTTGGTAGTACCGTTATTGGCTGCTTTAACGACACCGGTATCATCGCCCAGTATCGTTCCTGAAGCTGCAGTCAGGTTTGAAGGTGTGTCCACATTCCCAGCTGGAAACCACGCGATGTACGCGCCGGTTGTGAGTATGGATCCGGCGGCTACGTCAAACAGCGCGGTGTTCGCTCCGGCAGGGGCAGCAGTATAGGCCACGATCAGGATGCGCCCCGCCGCCCCGCTCTTGCGTTTCAGACATAGCCAATTGGGGTTGCCCGCAACACTTACGGAAGCCACCTCCCACTTGAAATTGGCGTCCGCTACCTTCGTAACCACCAAGTTATTCAAGTCCGTGATGAAGTCGGCCCGGGTAGTGCCAAGTTTCACCCCTAGACCGCTGGAAAACCAAGTCAACGTTGCGGACATTTTGTACCTATATGTGCGTTATGAGAGTGAACGGTGTTTCGAGGTTGGGCAGTTCTACTACGGCTTCTTGTACTAATTCCACCGCCACCAAGACCATAGCCATCTGACCGTGGTTCAACGTTCGGCCCCAAGCACTACCGTTGTACGTCCACGATATTGCCCCCAGAGATACCTGAGTACCAACTGCTGGTGAGGTTGGAAATTCCATCCCTGGCTCCTATGCGTAGAACGGAAATTTACGGAGAACCCCGTCCACCTTGATGTTCAGGTAGCCCAACGGGGTGGCAGGCAACGCTCCAGCACCGCCAGCCGAAGGGGATGCGGTTGTGATGGTCAGTTCCTGTAAATCCAGGTCAGTAAACGCCTTTATGACCAGATCACCTGTGTCGTTTTCTATGACGCTGTTCGTACCGTCGTGGTAAAGCCGCAGATCCGCGCTGGCGCCGATGCGCAGTTCTTTGCTGTCCGCGGCGAGGTCCACTGGCGCACTGCCGGCCAACGCCCCAGCCAGGGCCCCAGCCAAGGTGGTGGTACCTGTCCCACCGTTGATGACCGGTAGAACCCCTCCGATGGCATCCAACGACGTGCCGACCTCGACCCACTGAAACGACGTGCCGTCGTCGATGTAGGTGTACTCGACACCGGTGTCGGAATCGACCCAGCGCGATCCAACCGCCGGGGTGGGCGACGACGGCGCGGAGGACTGGTAGTAGAAATCACCGCTGGCGGGAGATCCACCAGAGCCCCCACCGCTGGCGGCGTCGATCGTCACCGTCAAGGTGTTGGACACCCGCGCGACCGTCACGCCGGACCCTACAAAATCGACGGTTGTGACCGTCCCGCTGGTCCCGAGGTTGGACCCTTCGTCCTGGAACTGGATCGCGGACTGCCCGCTACCTCCGGCAAGGTTCGCGATCTCCTGCGCCGTCACCTGGATGACGGTGCCGGAGCCGTTGTCCACGGCCACCTGCTCCAGGCCGCTCAGGCCCCCGCTGTGGATCGGCAGGCTGGACGGCGGGGTGATGCTGATCGTGAACGTGTTGCTACCGTCCACGTACGCAAAGTCGATGCCCTGACCCTCCACCAACAGCGCGGCCACTCGGTCGTCCACTGCCTCAGAGAAGTCGGAGATCGTGGACGCTGCCTGCGTGCCGGTGTGGTTCGCCCTGGCGAGCAACGTGGCGTCAGAGGAGTTAGCGGTAGCTCCGGTGGCGATCCCGGCCAGCTTCACCTGCATGGCTGCGGTCATGACCCCTGCATCGGTGCCGGTGGCCGCGACCAGTGTCGCGTCGGTGCCGGTGTCGCTGGTGACGGTGACGGTGGTCGAACTGACGCTGGTGCCGAGGTTGGTGGCGCCAGTGCCTGCCAGGTCCAGAACGTCCTGGATCGTGTACTGGTAGGAGACACCATCCCCATGATCGACCGCGATCAGGTCTGTGGCCTGCAACCCGCCGCTCTGGATCGGCAGCTCGGCGATGGGGTCCACGACGACCAAGGCTGCGAGGTCGCTCAAAGAGGCGTGAACCGTCTGCCCGCTCTCCAGGTCAACGGCGATCAGTTCGTTGCCGCTGAACCCGCCGCTGGGGGCCGGATCTAGGCCGGTGATGGTTGGCATGTTAGGTCCCTACCAAAAACGCTCGACCGTCGCCCGTCAGCATGGCTCGACCGGTGTGGTCGTAAATCACGGAGTCACCACCACCGGTGGCGGTGGACGATATCACGGGGTCCCCGTTCACCCCGTCCGGGTTGGTGATGGTGATGTTGGCGCCGGCCTGCAGCGTCCGCGTCGTCACATCGTCCGGTCCGGTCTTCACCACCAGGCCATTGCCGGCCGAGTTGAAGTCCTGAGCCAGAGTCACCGCGTCGCGCACCAGGCCCCAAGTCGCGGGCAGGAAGGTCTCGTACTCCGAGTAGACGCCCGGGTGCTGCAGCGCCGGCCAGCCCGGCCACACGTCGATCTCGTCGGCGCTGACGGCCGCACCCACCGGGATCGCCAAGTTGACATAATCCGGGAATTGCGTCAGCCCGTCCACACCGACGTACACCGGCCCGCCAGGCTCGAACACCGCGCCGATGATCTGCATCACGCCGGCCTTGCGCACGACGATGTTGGCGCCTTCCACCACGGTCTGGGTGGCCACCCCCAGCACCGCATAGACCTTCACCGGGTCGCTAGGGTCAACCTGCGACACCACGCCGTCCCCGGACGGGTACACCGCCGTGCCGATCGTGATGGCGGAGCCAGCGCGGAAGGTCTCCAGTTCCGGGTCGGCGGTCGTGAGAGCGTCCACACGAGCCGCCAGCGCCACCAGTTGCGCCCGCAGCGCCGAGATGCTGATGTTCTGCTGCCCAGCCCGCAGCGTGGTCTCGCCGGCTTGCGCGGCCGTGGTGGCGCTGACACCTTCAATCGCCTCGATGCGCTGGCGGATGTTCTCGACAGCCTGCGCCACGACGCGCAGTTCGAGCGTGCGCGGGGTGCTGATGGGGGGTTTGCCGAGTGCCATCAGGTGAGCTCCATCACGTCCTCGGCCACCTGGATGGAGTACACCCGCGAGGTGCCGTACACCTCGATCTCGAACTTCGTGTACTCGTTCGACAGTGGCAAGGTGAACTCCTCCTGACTGGTGACGGTGACCTCGGTCAGCAGCGCCCCGTCAGCGTACAACCGCAGCAGGATGCTGGAGTAGTCTTCCGCCTTCACCTGGCAGATCGCGAACGCCGTAGGTCGCTCCAGCAGGTTCACTTTGCCGCGCCAGGTGCGCGCCAGCGGGGTAGCAGGATCGCCATCGAACTCGAAAATGGTCCTACCGTCTGCGTTAGGTGTTTGGTAGTCGAAAGGAGATCCACTGATGATGGTGTCAGAAACGTCGTCCAAAACTAAAAATAGCGCATCTGTGAGGGGGTCAGAATAACTGGCTGCTGCATGGTGCGACAACTCAATCAAACCGAAACCACTAGGGCTGGTATCGAGAGCATACGCGCCTAAAGCACCTCCTGTGACTTCGGTCTGTTCATACCCCCAAGAGTTGAAACCTCCCGGAACAGTGTAGGTGAAGTCTGAAGATACACTTTTCAGACGTACACCTATGCTGAGGGGGCTATCCGTAGATACACTGGCCTTATAGCCGGTAACGGTCAAACCAGTCACGGTCGGAGACGACCCTTGTCCTGGATCGCCAGATATCCACCCCCCGTTTAATCCGACCCAGCAGACGTGAGTATCTAGATCGATCGCCATCATTATCGTGTCACCAACCACCACTGCGCCTAGGTTATCTACAGTAGTTGCATTCTTTTTAACTTGACCAGTGGTTATGCTTACGGAAACTCCGATAGTTACAAGTCCAGTGTCACTTGCTGCACTCAAACCTATCTGCCTTTGCGCTTCGAAAGGAAATTCGGTAGCGGATGTAATTGTGAACTCTACGTACCTCTTTCCTGTACTTCTGACCATACTAGACTTTAGTGAGGCGGGCGATCCAGCACCTCCGGGCCACACTTTAGACGCTGAGGTACCACTATCACTCACGACGTATGTGCCGTTGGTATCTGTGGCGGGATCCCACACCGCTGTACTCTCTTCTATGTTTAATGCTCTGTTGTCGTACCACCAGAAGTATGTTTGGTCGTGTACCGCGGCCTGGATCGTCTCCGGCACGAGGTCTTGCCACTGACGGCGGGTGAACACCCCCTCCGTCACGTTGCGCACAGTCGTCGGGCCGGTCATCGCCATCAGGCCGTCCGGGCTCGCGAACACCACCCCCACCTGGTCGTTCAGGTACCGCATGGAGCGCTTCGACACGCAGGCCTGCGGCGCTCCGGGCTGGCTCATGCTGTAGGCGGCCGGGTCGTTGCCGCTGGCGCTGTAGACGAAGCTCTCCGTGCCCACCACCACCGTGGTGTCGATGTTCGCAATCGCCACGATGTCGGTGTCGGTGATGAGGCGGTTGCCTACCGGCCACGCGTGCGGGCGGTTCTGCGCGCTCAAGCAAAGCTGGTTCTTGCTGAACCCGGCCATGACCCCATTCGGCAGGGCGATGATGCCGCGCAGGTCGTCCGGCGGGAGGTCAAACTCTTCGCTCTCCAGCACCTCCCCGAGCTGTTCGTCGGTGAGCACGTCCTCGTAGGTCTCGGTCGCCAGCGGGATCTCAGCCACGAACCGGAACACGGTCCCGGTGTTGCCGGTGGCGGCCCGGTAGATCCGCTTCGTGGTGATGCCGTACGTGCTGCTGATCCCGCTCGGGATCGCGGTGGGCGTGGTCACCGCCACCGACACGCCGTCCGGGCGTTGGATGACGCTGCTGGGTGTGCTGGGGGTGGACTCCTCGCCCAGGTCGTTGACGAACGTGTAGACGTAGCTGGTGGCGATGTTCACCGGCGTGAACCCGTTCGACCCGCTGGCCTGGACGTGGATGTTGTCGAAGAGGGTTGCGTACTGGGCGTCCGCGTCATTCCCCGCTACGGCGTTGATCCCGATGTAGTCGCCCACCGTGAACACCGAAGTGGCGGTCACCGTGGCGATCTGCGCCGAACCTTGCAACACCTGCACCGTCACCGTCTGCGTACCGTTCGTGTTGACGATCATCACCACGTCGAACGTGTACCAGGTGTCGTAGGCCAAGGAGCACGGCACGGTATCCACTACGGCGCCACCGAACCACCCACCCTTGTCCGGCTGGTTGAAGATGCGCAGGCCGGTTCCGTTGAACACCTGTGCCGCGCAGCCCACGCCGTCAGCCGACGTGGCCACGGCAAAGCCTGCCCGGCGGGGAGCTTCGTTGTCGCTGTCGGTGAACTTGAAGTCTGCGCTGGCATGGATCACCGTCGCACTGGCGGTGTCCACTTTTCGGTACGCGTACGGGCCTGCCCCCGGCTTGCTCTCGTCGAAGCTGAGCTTGTAGCAACTGCCGGGATTACCGCCGGAGGCCTCCTGAGACACGTCGGAGTAAAGACCCCCACCTTGGGCATGAGGAGACGCAACCCACTGGCTGCCCAGCACGTCACCCTCGTCCAACACGTCCACGGTGAACGTCGTCGGGCTGGGGTCCACCCCGATCACGAGCGTCGGCTCCGAGACCGGGCCGGGCACGCCCAACGGCCGGGTGGTGACAGGGTAGGGAGCCGACCCGGTGGTGGCCAGCGCGTAGTTCGTGAATCGGGGTTGGTCGTACTCGTCCGGCCCGGTGAGGTACACCCGGTACGTCGTGTCCCCGGCAATGGGGCCGCGGGCCACGTCCACGTCGCTCTCCCATGAGAGCCACGCGTCATTCAGCAGGTAGATGGTCCGGGCGTCGTTGGCGAGGCTGGCCGTCTCCAGCATGCCGCGCCAGGACTCCAGGTCGCCGGACTGCAGCCGGGCGTTGATCGCCACCTGGGCGGCGTTGGGGGGCAGCGCCCGCGGCGTCAGTCGGGGTGCTTCACCTCGGAACGAGTCGATCGTGATTTTGGCCATGCATCAGAACCCCGGCCGCACGAAGAGCCGCGGGCGGGCCCGCACGCTGCCCGTGTTGTAGCCGCGCTGCTCGTCCGCTTTGGCGTTGTTGATCGCCGACTGGAACTCCTTCTGCCGCTTCAAGGCCTGGCTGTGGTCGGTCCACGGCTGGCGAGGCAGATCCAGCAAGTACCCGAGCGCGCCGGCCATCAGCGCCAGGCTCCACTTGCGATCCAGTGCGTCAGGGATGGTCGTCGCTGTGCGGATGGGCTGCACTTGCGCCATGACCGTGAGCGTGTAGGCCGCGTCCGGGGTCCGGTGCAGCACCAGGGCACCCTCGGGACTGTAGGAGTACCACCGCGGCTGGGCGTTGTCGGTGTTCAAACACTTGGTCGTGGCGTCCAGCGGGGGCAGTTCCCACTGCTGCCCGCGGCTGTCGGTGCCGATCACCTGCCGCACGCCGATCACCTCCAAGCCTTCGTCCGCGGACCCCAGCACGTACGACGGGTCGTCCACGGCGGTCGTGATGTCGGCCAAGGTCTCGCGCAGCCAGCGTGTCTGCCCGCAGAAGGTCCGCGCGGCGTCCACGTAGGCTCGGGTGAGGGTGGCTGTGGGGCACCGCCGCGCGATCTGCGCGATGCGCGGCAAGGCATCGACGATGTTCATTGCATGCCTTCCGAGACGGAGACCTTGGGTGCGATGGCGACTTGCGCCTGGGTGTTCAGGCCCACGGCCTGGGCCCACTGCTGCCTGTAGTACCCGCTCTTGGTCAAGTCCTGGCGCTTGGAGTTCTTGGCGTAGGCTCGGTGCAGCACGTAGTCCACCAGCAGGGGTTGGTAGATGTCATCCACCAGCAGGTCGTCGGCCGTGCTGGTCACCGCCGGGTGCACCGCGCCGTACATCGTCCGCACCTCGCCCGTCCCATCGTTGGGTGGTGTCACGACGAACCGGCGCGGGTCACGCGGGTCGGCGGTGTAGTGCTGCACGTCGCGCTCGCGGTCGGCGGGCGTGAGGAACCGGTTGCACTCGTCCAGCAGCTCCTTGTCCACCAAGGTCACCGGTGTGCCGCTGTAGGCGTTCTCGAACACGTCGATCAGCGAGATGCCGTCTGTCGGCAGCTGCTGCAGTGACCCGCCGTCCATCTCGACGTTCCCGCGCTTCGTGTACAGGTCCGGCTTGACGGCGGAGGTGGCGCGCAGCGCCTCGTTGACGTAGCGGACCAGTTCCGCGTCCGGCCACGCCACCGCTGCGGCATCCAGCAGGGTGCCGCGGGCGGTGGTGACAACATCGGCGACGGTCAGCGCCACGGCTTAGCCCAGGGCGTCCGAGGTTTCCAACGTGGCCAGGTATTTGGTGAAGTCCACACGTAGGTTCTCCACCGTCTTGCGGGCGTCCAGCGCGTAGCCGTACTCCACGCTGGCGAAGGCGATCAGGTCGTCCTTGTCGGCCGTGGCCACCACGAAAGGCGCCGGTTCGGCTTCTACCACCACGCGCGCACGCTTCGGGCCGATACCGGACTTCAGATAGTCCATCCGCTCCTTGGCGGAGGCGTTGATGTCCCCGGTGTAGACGCGGTAGTCCGGGTTCTTGCGGATGTTCGGCACGTTCGGGAACAGGCGCCCGTCGTTGACGTTGATGCACATCGGGTTCGTCTTGTCCTGCGAGTACCGCTTGGACTTCTGACGTTGGGCGACTGCCTGGATCTCTTGCTGGGAGCTGATGGCCATGTGTTTCCTCCAAGGCGCGAGTTGAGAGCCAGGCCCGGCCTGGTGGTCGGGCCCGGGGTTGGATTACGAGCCGGACGGGCTCGAATCGGGCGTCAGGGCACGGATCTTCATCGGACCCTTGCCACCGCCGGTGGTGACATCGACGGTGGGCTTGCCGCTCGGGTACCGCGGCTTGGCCTTGCCCTTGGCCATGTTGAGCTGGTGGGTGATGGTGTCGGGCGGCAGCAGCGCCTGAACGCTCTCGCCGTAGGGGGTGACGATCTTGACCATGTTGGATCTCCAGGTGAAGGTTGCAGTTTGCGGGTTGAGGCGCCCGGCCTGGGGCCGGGCTGCCTGCTTACGCCGGGGCCACGACGGCGGTACCGATGTACTGCCCCTCGATGACCTTGAACCCGAACACCATCAGGCCCTGGATCAGGTACCCGAAGTCGTTCGGATTGTCGATCATCCGGAGCTGCACGATCTGCGATGCGAACGTCAGGCCGGCACTGTGGCCGAACATCACGTACGTGGCCGGGCCCGGGCTGGTCTGGCGGAGCAGGTTGCGCGACTGGTAGATCATGAACCGGTCGATCATCCCGACCTTGCCGTTGCGCAGGATCGAGGTGTTGTCCCCGGCCAGGCTGGCGATCTTCAGGTCGGACTTCTTGATCCGAGCCGTGAACCACGGAGGCACCACCATCCAGCGGCCTTCGTCGGGCACATCCTGCTCGTCCAGCACGGTGCCGCAATCCACCATGAAGTCCAGCACGTTGGTCTTGCTCACGCCGAACGGCGTGGTGCTGTCGCCCAGGTCGATGGAGCTGTCCACGCCCGCCACGCGCCCGCTGTTGTCCGCGGACACCTGGGCCGGGATCGTCTCCAGCACCTCGGCGTCGGCCGCCAGCCGAAGCTGGATGCTGCCGTCGTCAGCGAAGACGTTCGCCATGTCGATGTCGGACTGAGCCGCATCGACGGTGTTGAGCGCGACGGCGAACGACTTGGCCTGATCGATCGTCAGGCTGACGGCCACGCTGGCCGGGTACTCGTTGGCCAGCCCGCCACCGATCGTGTAGTCGGAGACGGTGACATCCGGCACGGTGCGGATGATGACGTTGTTGCCGTAGCCGGTGATCTCGCCCTCGTAGTCGGTCGAGGCGATCTCGCCGAACACGGTGGACTTGTAGAACTTCTCGACCAGCTTGCCCGAGTACAGCTCGGGGATGAACTTGGAAGCGGACCCTACGGTGTAGTCAGTTTGACCGGAGGACCGTGCGACGCCGATGGACATGGTGTTTCCTTGGTGGTTGGCGCGTTACCCGGCATGTGGCCGGAATCACTGCCCCAATCGCCGCTCGAACTCCACACGCTCTTGATCCGTCACGTACCCTGGCTGACCAATCCGCTTCGTCGCCGCTCGCTTGTAGAAGTCCGCAATCTCCTTCGGACTCGGACGCCCCGTGGCACCGGTGTTCGGCTGCCGATTCGGGGGTACATCCCCGGTCGGCTGAGCACCTTTGCCGCGCGGCGCCACAGGGGGCGTCGGCGCTGGAGCAGGTGCCGGCACGGGCTGCAGCGTGGCCTGGTACGCCTTGAACATCCTGGCCACCCGGGGCGCGTCGCGCCGACCGTTGTGCCTGTCCAAAGTGACCTGCCGCTGCTCGCCGGTGTCGTCATCCGTTTCCGCCAACCACTCCAACCACGCCGGGTCCTTGTCGATCGTGAGGCAATCGGGGACCAGTTCCAGCAGCTTGGCGATGTAGCGTTCCTGGGCTTCGTCCTCCGCGGCTCTCGCTGCGGCGGCTTGCTGCTCCTGGATCGGCTTCAGGGCCTCCTGGGCGCTGTCTTGGGCGACCTTCTGCGCCGTGGCGATCATCGCCTGGCACTTCGCTTCACCCAGCGTCTCGATCTCCTCGGCACTGAAGTGCTTCGACAGATCGACTGGTGCTTGTGGTTGCGCGGCTTTCAGGTCACGGACCTGCTCCTGCAACTTGGTCATCTCCTGGCGATGCAGCGCTTTTTCGGTCCGGCGTTCCTCCGCGATGGCGGCCAACCGTCCTGAGATTGAGCGGTTCTTCTGCTCAAGATCACCGATCTGCCGGAGCAGATCCTGGATGGTCGGCAGCACCGGTGCGGTGGGTGCCAGATCGACGGGCGGGGCCGTCGTTACAGGAGGGGTTGCGTTCTCGGTCGGGGGTGCCTCAGTTGCCTGGGGCGCAGCACCGGTCGGGTCCGCGGGATCTTGTCTCCGGTCCTTCTTGCCGTACTGCTCGTCGAGCTTCGTGCTCTTTCGCAGTACCGCACGGGGGAGGCGTGTGGTGTTCAACGTGGCGTCAGGGGCCATTAGTCAGGTCTCCGCGAGCAGGACACGCAAGGGTCCAGATGTCGCATGCTCGGGGGAGGCGAGACACCCCTGCCCAGCCTGTTTACGCCGTCAGCCGGGGCGCACGAGGCGCGGACTGGGGCGCAGATTTGGCGCTGAGCTTGGCGATCAGCCAGTCGAGCCGGCCTGCGTCACCTTGCGCCCGGTACATGCCCTGGTCGCTCAGTTTCCGCAAACTCTGCTCTACGGCCGCCAGCTCGGCGCCGAGGATCTCTTGCAACGACCGGGCGTCGGGGGTTCGCGAGAACCGCTCCAAGAACGCAAGTTGGTCGTTGGTCAGTTGATTCATTGGGGTGGATTATGCACCAGGCGCCTTCGGCGGGGCCAACCGGGCCGCCACCGCGGATTTCACGATATCGGCCGTGAGTTCCGCCTCCTGGCCCTGGCTCTCGCGCTGGGCGATGCCCTGCTCCTTGGCGGCCTGGAGCTGCATCTGCATCTGCAGTTGAGCCTGCTCAGCCTGCTGCTGGGCTTTGGCCTGCTCCTGCATGCGCTGGCCCATGGCCTCAGCGGTGGGCACCAGGTCCATCGGCAACTGCATCACGGCCGCCACTTCGCGCAGCGTCTCCAGGATCGCCTCGTTGCCGAGGATGTTGGCCAGCAGCGGGTTGGTCACCAGCGTCAGGAACTGCAGCCGGCGTTGCTGCATCGACTCGCGGATCAGGATCGCGGCCGCGCCGCGGGGCACCACGATCGAGTCGCCCTTGATCGTGCGATCTGGGTTGTAGAGCATCTCGTTGACGAACGTGTTGCCGATCGTCGGCGCGATCACGTTGGCGTCGATGTTCCCGATGCTGCGGCGCAGACCCTTGGCCGAGTTGTTCATCAGCGTGTGCAGGCCGCTGGCCGTGTCCGCACTGCCGCCGGAGCGCTCGTTGCCGTAGGCGTAGCGTGGGATGCCGGTGCTGTCGTCGGCCTTCAACTCCCACTTCTCCAGCGCCGCCATGAGGTTGACGCTGTTGTCGTTGGGTTGGAAGAAGCCCACGCCCGGGTTCACACCCTGGGTCGGGTCGCTCTTGAGCTGGAACATCTTCCACGGGAACAGTTCCAGCGACTGCTCGCCATCCGCCAGGCGGTCGTTGTGGATCCAGCCCATGGGCCCGGAGGCAATGGCCCAGTTGTTGGCCATGGCGCACACCAGCCCGTTGCACATCTTCTGCGGCGTGGAGGCCAGCTCCGGGATGCTGCGGCCCCAGAACGCGCCCGGCACGGCGTCGTAACACGCCTTGTGGTACGGACGCTGCTGCATCGGGTCGGTGTTCAGCGACGCGTAGAGCACGTAGGAGCCGCACAGCAGGGCGTTGCACTCGTACTCGCGGGTGTCCTCCAGGTCGCCGGTCACGCCCCAGGACTTGAGCTTCCAGCCCGGCACGGACCCCCAGTAGTTCAGAGCGTCGATCACCCCGGGAGGTGAGAGCCACATATACAGGGTCTCGTGCTCGAGCTGCTGGCGCTCGGATTCCGTCCACAGCCATCCTTCCAGGTGGCCGTTGGTGTAGTCCATCAGCGCGCTGTCGATCTGGTCGTCGCGGTACCCGGGCAGGCCCTTGAGGTCCCAGAGTTCACTGCGCTGGAAGCGCACGCGCTCGATGAAGTCCCCGGTCTGCGGGTCCTTGGCGGCCGGGGACGGGAACGCGTCGAAGGGGCTGACCCGCTCCCAGGTCTGCGCCGCATCGTTGGTGACGTGCGGCGTGAAGCCCTCACCCCAACTCAGGCGCTTGTGCCGGGCGTAGAACGGGCCCTTGAGGATGGCGGCCGGGTAGGTCACGAAGTCCTCGATGAACTCGTCCATAGCCGCGTGGTAGCCGCCTTGGGCAAGCCGGTCCGCGATCACCTTCTCCATGCGCTTGGCCCGGGTCTCGGCGATCTTCACGAACGTGGCCTCGGCCTCGTCGCGTAGTTTCTCGCCCAGCTCCATCACCATGTCGCGGAAGTCGCCCGGCTCCAGCGGCTCACCACCGCTCTGGACGATCTGCTGCATGATCTGCTGGCCCTGCTTGAGCGCCTTCTTGACCACGGCGTTCTTGACCGCGGCCGGCAGATCAGGCATCGGCGTGGCGCCAACGCCCCACGGCTGCTCACCTTCCGGCAGCACGATCTCGCGGATCCAGGCGGAGGCCGCGCGGCACTTCACCTCGGTGAGCGGGTGCCACACCAGGTTGCCGCCGCCCATGCCCTCCATGATCTGGATTTCCTGGGGGCTGTAGATCTCGCGGCGGGCACGCAGGCAGGCCAGCAGTTTCTGGCCGATCCGCTCCTTGGCGAGCTTGTTCCGGTTCCAGGCCAGGCGCACGTGGCCGGCGAGGGCCGACTCTGCGGCCGAGCCCTCGATCTCGGTGGTGGACTGCGGGAGCTTCTCCTTCTCCGCGTCCAGCACCTCCTGGAGGCCCATCCGCTGCACCAGCGGGTTACCACCACCCTCCGGCCGCGGGTCGAAACGCCGGCCGCCGGTCTGCGGGTCGGTGCTGGAGGTGAGCGTAGGGCGGGCTGCGAGTGCCATGGGACCGGATTATGCACTGGACCCAGAAAGAGAAACCCCGGCACGGGGCCGGGGGTTCAATCGTCACGAGGACGGCGCCTTGGAGAAAGCGACGCCAGTGTACCAAAGAAAACGGCCCGGAGAGGGCCGTAACGTGAGGCAGAGGCGGAAAGAAGAAAGGACCTGCGCAGTGTGGCTCAGGACTTGGAGGTTGTCAACCCAGGGGTGCGTCGATTGCCGGTGGGTGGCCCAGCCGGCGCCGGATGCCACAGCCTCTGGAGCAACACTCCTGGCCACCCTTCCGGTACTTGTTGAAGGTGAATGTCGTCCCGCACTGGAGGCACGAGCCTACGGCGGTCTTGTGCCTGATACGGCCTTCTTTCTGCTCGCACGAGTGGGAGCAGAACCGTGACCGGTCAGGGAAGTACGTCTGGTACGCCGCAGTGCAGACGGAGCACACCGCAGCCACTGGTTCGCGCTTCTCCCATGCCTGGAGGGAGTTCTTGGCGTGCCACTCACGGCCTTCCGGCGATGCATGCCACTCGGCCGCTTTGCCGGAGTTGTCTCTCAACGCCTGGATGGCCTTCGCCCTGAACTCAGGCTCCGCCATACGCTGCAGTTGGTGTTCTCGGCGGTGCTTGGAGATGGATCGCACTTCCAAGTTGCCCGGAGCGTTGTTCCTCCAGTCCTCATCCAGGTGGTGCACCTCTGTCCCTTCAGGGATCGGCCCGAAGTTGTCGGTCCAAATGCGACGGTGTAGCAGTCGCTCCTTGGCATTCGGGCCGTGACGACCGGACTGGAAGTACCGGCCGGTCGTCTGCAACCAAAACTTTTCACCGTTGTAGACTACGAATTCTCTTGGCATAGCGGATCTCCTTAGTCTCGCTATTGTGCCAGATTCAGGACGTTCTCGACCAGATTACCGTCCGACGTTTCGTAGGGATAACCTTGGCTCTGGTTGTGGTAATCTTAACGAGATCGGGGGCGAAGCTGATCGCTAAGGAGTCGGCGCGGTCCGGCGACTTACCTCCATTCTTCTTCATGTCCTTCTTGCTCTGCAACGAGATCCTGAACCGGTCGTCGTGGCCGTAGTCCAGACTCGTGAGCTGGTTGCTCAGGTCGTCCTCGTCCGGGATCTGCCCGCTCTCCAGCCACTCCCGCATCTTGCCCCAGCACTCGCTGCGCTGGTTGCGGTACTGCTTGTCGTCGCTCGCCGGCACGCCCCACTGAATCGGCATCAGGTGCGGTAGGCCCTGCATGCGGCGCAGCGCCGAGTCCAAGTCCGCTCCGTTGCCGATGGCGTCGTACGCGATGCACGAGATCGGCCCCTCCTTGCGGCACAGCTCGAACACGCGGCCGGCCAGGTCCACGCCGTCGAAGCCTTGCAAGGCCACCTGCAGCAGGACCTTGAGGCCTTGCCGGATCGTGATGACCGACGAGTCGTCCCCGAAGCGGGCCGGGTCGATCGCCATGATCTTCGGGTATGCGCGGTAGGTCTCCGGTTTGAGCCGGCGGCGGCGGGCGTTGAACACCAGCTCGGGCGAGATGAAGTTGCTGTAGCCGGCCCGCGGGAACATACCCTTGACGTGCACCCGCACGAAGTCCGAGTCCTCCCCCTCCTCGTCGATCCACGCCTGGATCTCCTCCTTGTTCGTGAAGCTCACCTCGCGGCTGTCTACCCGGGTCACGACGTTGCGGTTGGGCTTCGTGCACCGGTTGAAGAACATCCCGGACGTGCGCGTCGGGTTGCCGTAGCGCAGCCACAGGATCTGAGTGCGGGCGTCCGTGAGGGTCCCGCGCATGCCCTCCCAGATCTTGTCGCTGATAGCAGACGCCTCGTCGAAGATCACGATCAGCCGCTTGCCCTGGTTGTGCAGGCCGTTGAACGACTCGGTGTTCGACTCGCTCCACGGGATTGCATCCACCCGCCACGCCTTCTCCCGCACCTTGTCGTTGGCGATGTAGATGCTGGTGGCTGTGAAGGTGAACAGGTCCCTGGCGATGAAGAGCTGGTGCCACTTGCTCAACTCCGCCCACGTCTTGGTCCGGAGTTGCGAGTCGGTGTTGGCGGTCACCACGCCGCGGGTGTCCTTGTGGGTGCTGACCGACCACAGGATAAGCCACGACACCAGCGCCGACTTGCCGACCCCGCGGCCGGCCACCGTGTCCTCCTCGATCACGCAGCCCTGTGCGGGACTGGCGGCTCCCGCGCGCAGGCGCTCACCGATGCGCTTGAGCTGCGCCTCCTGCCACGGCTGCGGGCCGGCCTGGTCTTCGAGCGAGGTCCCGAACTCACCCCACGGGAACGCCCACATCACGAAGCCGTAAGGGTCGTTGCAATACCGCTCCAGCCCGTCCATCACGCGGTCCAGGGCGGTACCTTCAATGGCGGCGTTCATGGCGTCTCCTGGACGGATCGGGACTCTGCATTGGGGTGGGGGAGCCCGTACGGTCGTGATGCCGGCCGGTAGGCCAGGCAGCCGTACGGGGCTGGCATTGATGGTCCCTTTAGTAGCCAATTCCCTTGCCTTGGTACGAGGCTTCCTCCAGCAGGTCCTCGGCCATGTCCGCGGTGGTGCCCTCCGGCGGTTCCGCAGCCAACTGCGAGCGCACGCGGCCGGTGGCCAGGCTGACGGCGAGGGTGTTGCCGACGCCGGTGGCCTTGGCTCGGAAGTCGGCGGCCGGTTGCAGTTCGGCGACGTGGGTGGCGCCGTGCGGGGTGGGAGTGAAGTTCGGGCTGCGCTTGCTGTAGTTGCAGGTCATGGCGGTGTGCTCCGGAGTTGGGGACCGTAGGGGAGAGGGTCAGGACCCGTAGTCTACGGCCCTGGGCTCGCGGATGACTGCATCCTCGATAGGCTGCGCTGGGGCAGTGCCGTGCATCCGCTTCTGGGCCCGGTCGAGCCGATCGGCCAGGGCGCTGGCGAGCGCGTTCACGCCGTCGCCCTCGTCGCCCACCAACTTGAAGTGCTTGGCCAGCAGGGTGAGGGCCGACATCCGGTCCGACATCCGCAGCTTCTTGACGCTGGTCACGCTGCGCATGCCCTCGGTCAGCGTGCGCTCCACCTTCGTCTCCACGTCCACCGACGAGATCGCCATGGCCGTGTCGTCGTCGAGCTGGTTGATCGGCACCATTCCACCCTCGTCGTCGAACGCCCGGCGGATGTCCGCGAAGGCGATTCGACCAATGGCGTGCATCACCTTGCCGGCGGTTATGTCCGCGGCAGCGAGGCGTTCTTGCGTCTTCTTCGCGATTGCGGCCTGGAGGCGCGGGTCACTGCTGCAGCGGTCGATAGGCAGTACCGTCTTGCGGGCGACTATCTCGGCGGCCTGCAACTCCAGGTTGCCCCGTGCGGAGATGCGCTCGGCGTACTCGGCGGTCTCCTCCTCGACGCGCTGGAGCCGCTGCTCGGCATCCGGGTCTCCGGCTGCTGCTGCCCGCTCTGCGGTGGCCCGCTTCCGGATGATATTGCCGCTTTTGGCAGGCTTTTTCACCGGGGGACGCTTCGGAAGTAGCGATTTGAGGTGGGCAGCAATATCGTCCATGGAAATTCAGAAAATAATTTCTGCAATTTTTAGCAAAGTGACGTTTTCTGGTCCCCGGAATCTCGATTTCCGGATCGGGACTTGGACAGGCTGTGGGCCTAGGAGGGGGTGAGGGGCTTCCTGCCCAGCGCCCTTCTCCCCCTACCTCCCCACCCCCTCCTAAATCACAAGCCCCGAGCCCTGAGTCACGACTCCCGTCCTCCCCAACCACGCCTCGTTGTGCTGAACCATCACCGCTTGGATCGCTGCCACACACGACGGGATATTCGTGCGCTCCAAATCATCGATCAGGCCGACCCGAAGCATGTGGTCCACAAGCTCTGTGGCCGCGTGCACGGCTGCCTTGTGCGTGTCTGTGATGTAGCCCGCGGAGGGCCATTGCACGGCCTTGGTGGCCCCGCTGGGGAAGGTGCAGAGCACGCCTCCGTGCTCGGGGTTCGTGGGGTGGTCCAGTCTTTGCAGGCGCATTTTGGGGGTGACGATTTTGGTTAACGGTTTGTGGCTTGGGATTGACACAGTATGCAAGAAGCATACCACAGAGGTATTTCTGGCGTTCGGCTTGGTGGACGGGGTTGCAGGGGTTGCAGGGGTTGCAGGGGGTTGCAGGGGGTTGCAGGGGCTGGCACGAGTCATGCATGTGTCTGTGCATTCAACCTGCAAGGAACCGCAACATGAAAACCTACATCATCCGCGCCCGGTACGGCTACTTCTGCGGATTCAGTGATGCGGGCGAGCCCCTATTCTGTGAGCATCGTTCCGGTGCCCGTCGCATGGTCAGCGGCCGGGCCGGGTATCTCGCCCGCATGCTCACCTCTGAGGGTTGCGGTGACTGTCAGTGTGAGCCAAACTAATTGGCACGGCCTTTGCTTCTCTACTCTCATTCAACCTAGAGAACTGCAATGAACTACGGCACCATCCTCACCATTCGCGGCATCCTTGCGACTCAGGGGCTGGCGGCTGCCGTTGCTGAATTCCGCAGTCGCGCCCCGTGCTACGGGCCGGCGGACTTCTGTCTCTTCATCCTTGGCGCTCGTTCGGTGAAGATTCGTTGATTGGCACGATCCCTGCTTCTCTACTCTCATTCAACCGGAGTCCGCGCCATGCTCACACAAGCCCATTGCACTTTCACCACTGAAAACGCTGCACGTGCGGCGCTGACTGGCGTTCGCAAATACCATCGGGTTGCATTGCGGGGTGCGCTTGTGCTTCGTGATCCTGGGTTGTTTAGCTACTGCGTGCACTATGGAATGGAGGGAACTGGATTCTCCCCGGCCGAACTGGGCGCAGAGTTACGCGCTGCCGCGTTTCGTGCGGGCCTTGAAACCCACGTTAAGTAGGTTGGCACGATCCCTGCTTCTCTTCTCTCAGGAGCCCACACCATGAACCACTATTCTCTTATCTCTGCCGCAGCGGCTTGGATTCGTTGCCTTCGCAATGACCCGACCCGCCGGCACCTGGCACGCAACTACGCCTTCGAAGCGCGTAGGCAGATTGGCGCAATTGAACTGCGTCGCGCTGTGGCCTAACTCTGAAAGCACACCATGAAACCCACTCGCAAACTCACACCCGACGAAGCGTTTTTCTTTCGCAACGCGGGTTACAGCCACAGGCCCGACGAAACCCCCGCCATGGGTCGCACACGTTGCGCCATCTCGCTGGCGGCTGCAGAACTGGTGTTCATGCGCTCTAACGCGACGTGCGAGTGGGTTGACGACGTTGACGGGGCCTACGATGCGAAGCACGACGGGTTCAGGTTCGAGACTTGCGAAGGTTGCCGCATCCGCAGTGCTGACGGCTACGTGCTCACCTCCTTATGGTCGATCCTTGACGCGAGTGACGCGTACCGCCGTGTAGTGCGGGCCGAACTCGCTTCTGAATGCCTCGCCCAATTGGCCTAACTCTTGCTTCTCTCTACTCAAAGGAACCCAATCATGACCACTCTGCAACGTGCCATCACTTTCGCGCGCATGATCGCCCGCACTGACCTTGCGGCCGCAGTGCGCGCGCTGCAAGCGGCTGGCGTGGCCTTCGCATCGGCCTGCCATTACGCGCTGCATTGCGCACGGGGAGCACGGGCATGAAGACTTACCTATTTCGTGCTGGTGATGGCAATGAAGGTAACTTCCCCTGCCACACCGTGAACCTGGCCGACACTGAGTGCCCCTTCGCAGCCCTGCGTGCCTTGGTCTTGAGCATGTACAACGAAGGCCCTACCCGGCAGCACATAGCCGACACCATCACCACCGATGGTGAAGCTGAATATGGCGTGCTTGCAACCGTCTACGAAGGCCCGAACGGCGAACAAGCGTTCGGCGCAGCGTGGATCACTGCCGAACTGGAACCGGTTGACGAAGACCCCGACGCCGACACGCTGGCCGACTTGCTGGACAGTGCTGCAATGGCCGACTACCTGAAAGCCCGTCATGCTTGAACTCGACATTACCGACTTCTTCAATTCCGAATACCCCCGTGACTACTCGGCCAGCATTGCCGAACTCGGCCTTTCGGCAGGGCAATACACATGGCAAGCCGCGAATGACAACGCACCAAGGTACAACTACGTCACCGACGAAAACCGTGACGAGGTTATCAGTCACTTCGAAGCGTACGGTGCATGGGATCGTGAAGAGCTGGAAGCCCACAGCAATGATGAGCTGTGCGCAATGCTGATTCAGGATATCAGTGCTGCCATGCGCGAAAGCGGCATGCAATTGCCTTGGGATTGGGCTCTGTACCGGCAATACTGTGAAGACGGGGTGTGCAGCGGCCGCATTAGTCAGGGCGTTGACGAATCGAAAGTCTTCTTCTACGTCGGCGAGTGAACTGGCACGATCCCTGCTTCTCTCTTCTCAGGAAAACCCAATGACCACTATCAAAGTCGCACCCTACTTCCAGCCCCTGCGGATTCGCAAGGGTGGCATCGTGTCGCACCACACCGCGCGCAGCGGCATCATCACCGGGCGCATCGTTGAATCGCTGGAGTCGCGCACCCCTTTCGCGAAAGCGTACGGGGTTCAAGTCTCCTTCACCGATGGTGCCTCGTGCTGCGTGAGCGATATCGTGACGTACGAACCGCCCCGCAAGCTCACCCCCTCCGGCCTGCGTGCCGAATTGCTGGCCCGGAATACCGAGTCGCATTACTTCTCTCGGGAGAACATGCGCTTTGCTGGTGACACGATGCGCAACTACGGTGTGCGCCTCACCACGATCAACGGCGGGGTGCAGGTGTTCGAACTCTACCGCCGCAAGCCTGTGAAGCACGGCTTGCAATCGTCTGCCTATTTCCTGGCTGATACCTTCGCTCAAACCTGGATCCAATCATGAACCTCGACCTTGCTGGTGCAGTCTTCAACGTTGTCTACCGTGGTGAACGCGCTAATTCACTGGGCAGCGGCCGCACAATGGATGAGTGGGCGTGCACCTTCACTCGCGACAAGCAGTCAATCACCTTCGACTACTTCACCGCCCTTGGCAATCGCAAGATGCCTGAATGGAAGGGTCCCGGGCCCATCCCTAGCTTCCACAGCTTGATGGGGGCTGAACGGCTCGCTCAAGCCAAACCCCAAGCCCCGAGCCCTGCCGACGTGCTGCAGTGCGTGTTGTCCGATGCCGAAGCGTGTGGGCAGTCTTTCGAGTCGTGGTGTGGTGACTTCGGTTACGACACCGACTCGCGCAAGGCATTCGCGACGTACGAAGCGTGCCAGCGCAACGGAGACAAACTGCGCGGCTTCTTCACTCCCGAGGAACTGGCACGCTTCGCTACCGAACTGCAGGACTACTGAGTCATGGCTTCTTACACCTTCGACAAGCAATTCGTCACCAACGCCGCGGGTGCTGTGGTGGCGATCGACACCGCAGCGTGCTACGGCTACTGGGAACGTGCTGACGGCACGGAGGGTGGTGGCCTGTGGTTCACGGGCCTCGAACTCACCGACTACGACGGGGCAGGTGAACTGCCGCAGCGCGTAGTGCAGTGCTTGCGGGACGCAGGCTACATCCTTGATGAGACATTCAACCCATGAGTCCCGACCCGGCCCCCGCCCCCACATGCGCGCCCGTCCGGCTGGTGCTGGACTTCTACCCCCGGGCCCCCGACACGGTAGAGGTGGTGATCGTTGCCGTTGACGGCTCCGCTGCGTGCACGCTGACCTTCGGTTCCGTGCTCTGGGTTGAATCTGCAAAATTCTGCAAGGACACTAAGTGAGTAAGCGCACACGAACTATTAAGGCTGTGCTCCGGTCCATGAACCCGTGGGTCGTCGATTTCCGGGCCGTAGAGGCTCCCGCGAGCCGTCAAGCCACCACCCTACCGACCTACGCCGAATGTGCTGCTGTGTGCCCTCCTGGGTGGGTTCTTGAGCATGTCTCAGGGCGGTGGCAGGCCCGACACATGAACGATCCGCCACAAACAGCCAAACGGCCGGGTGGGCGGAGCCAAAATGCACCAAATCGGTGAATGTCGGGTTGGTTTTAGCTTTTAGCCCCTTACAGCCTATCGCGTCATGCGGGAAAAATTCAAACGTTATTTCTGTTACAAATATATTTCCAAATTCTCTTACGCAATACGCGGAGGTGTAAACGCTTGAAAGCTAAACCCAACCCGACACCAAGTGTGAATAAGTCACGAACACTGGCTCACGCGGCCTGAATTTCGCCTCCGGCACGGTTTTCGCTACCTCTGACCCGCCCCCTCCCTCAAACCGCAACACAGGATCCCTGCACCATGCCTTCACGCATCACCCTCGACCAGCTCCTAGCCCACGGTGCCTGCCAACCTCAAGTTGCACTTTTCCGCAAGCACTTCCCGACCGGTTCGGCCTTGGTCACCCCTGCCGCCTGCCTCGCTCTCGCCTCGGTGTTTGACTTCGGGTGGGCGGCAAACAACCTGCTGACCGGCACCGCGCGGACCCAGTACGACGCCGCACGCAGCACCGCGCGGACCCAGTACGACGCCGCACGCAGCACCGCGCGGGCTCAGTACGCCGCCGCATGCGACACCGCGCGGGCTCAGTACGCCGCCGCATGCGACACCGCGTGGGCCCAGTACGACGCCGCACGCAGCACCGCGGGGGCCCAGTACGACGCCGCACGCAGCACCGCGCAGACCCAGTACCAAGCCGCAGTCGCCCCCACGCTGGCCCAGTACCAAGCCGCAGTCGCTGTAGCATTCGCTGACGCCTACCTCTCGCAACCTTGAGCCGAAAGCCCGCACCATGTCTTCACGCAGACTCGCAATCCTCCGCGCGCAAGCCGCAGCGGCTGCACTCACCTCCGCAACCACTCAGGACACGGCCTACAAGGCCCGCTGCGCCGCGTTCGAGAGTGGAGACCACTCACTGCCGACACCGCCCGCACCGGTGCCTGATACGCCCACCCCCGTACCAGCCCCTGAGACCACCGACACGTGGCACAGCGAGCCCCCACCCGTGCCGGGCGTGTACATCGCATCGGTGCGCAGGAAAACCAACGTGGAACGCCACTGGGACGGCAAGGAGTGGTCGAAGGCAGGAAAGCAGCGCTACGACGTGAAGGCACCGAAAGGAGTCGCCGTCGAGTGGCTGCGACTTGTGAAAGCGGATGCAGCACCCGTGCCCACCCCCACGTGGCGCCGCGGGCCTGACGTCCCGGAAGCCGAACGCACAGGGCTGTGGCACGCATCCGGAGACCCTTCCGCACCTCACCGGCAGGATCGTGCGACCTCATCACCGCTGTTCCTCCGCGACTGCTGGTACCGAGCCGCAGCGCCCGGCACGCAAGTCGGTGACCCGTACGACGAAGCGAAGTACGGGAGCGCGGCATGAACCTCAAACTCGCTGACCTTGTGAACGGTGCCGGCATCCTCGGCTCCGACACGTCCGCCGTCGTGATCGCGAAGCTGCAAGCCGTGATCGACAAGCGGGCTCCCGAGCCGGTAGTCACGGTGATCCCCATGCTTGAAAGCCACCGCAAAACGTGGTGGGTTCAGATCCGTGTCGGCAACAAGACGGAGTACACCCACCAGTACGACGAGCACCACAAGAACCGCGCCGATTACGAGGCGGCGCGGCTGAAGCACCTGTTCGGCCAGGGTGAGCGACCGTCCATCATGGACTACGAGGACACCTGTTCGGACGGCGTGTACGCAGCCGGTGGGGGTGACCTGCCGAGTCCCGAGCCGATCCCCTCGACCCGGCAGCCGGGCCTCTACACCAAGTTCGAGGTGCACCGCACCGATGGCACCGACGCGCCAGGCGGCAAGCACCACGGGTGTGACTACTTCGTGCTGGACGTGACCCACGACAAGTGCGCACCGGCTGCGCTGGCCGTCTACGCGGCCGCGGTGGAGGGCACGCACCCGCAGCTTGCGGCCGACATGCGCAGCCGGTGGGGGTTGACCTCTGAGCCGGTAGCCGCGGACCCGGCGATGCCGGTGGTGGCGTGGGTGTGGCCGGAAGAGGATTGCAGCCTGCCTTGTTGCTACACGCCTGCAGGTCCGCGCGCAGACGGGACGTTTGCAAGAGCCGTCGTCTACCTGACCGACGCGCAAGCAGCGCTGGCAGCCGCAGCGCTCAAGCCGGTAGACATGATCCTGCACTGCCCGGCTTGCCTGCACCAGCACATTGATGCGCCGGAACCTGACATCGTCCAGGACGACGATCCGCAGACGTACCGGTGGACCAACCCACCCCACCGCAGCCGCCTGTGCGGCAACTGCGGCTTCGTGTGGCGCCCCGCTGACGTGCCCACCAACGGAGTCGAGACCATCAAGACCCGAGGCAAGAACGACATGGTGCTGATCGACGGTCCGGCGGTGGAACTGGAGCGCCTGCGACGGCTGGACGGGCCCAAGCTGGAGTGGGATGACAACCTGGGGCGCGCATGCAGTGCAGAGGTGCGGCACTTCGACTCGATCACCCGCACGGAGGTGCAGCCCGCGCCGCCGCCGCAACAACCACTCAACGGCTGTGCTGCAGGCCGGGACGGGGACTGCACCCACAGCCAGTGCCCGCAGTTGAGGGATCGTGAGCCGGCCACAACTGGGCGAAGCTGCCCGCTGTGGAGAGAAGCGGAAGAATCGTGACCACCAAACCTAAGTGCAAAGTCTGCAGCCGCGACCCGGCAACCACCAACACCACGTTCAAGGAGTGCTCACACATCGACTGCCCGTACCGCCGCCGGGCGTGGAGCGAGCGACCGGAACCCACCTACCGCGGCCCCTGGCCCACCAACGTGGACGAAGACCCGAAACCACTGGATCAGCAATCATGAAGTACACCGACTTGATCTTCAACACCACGCTGTGCGCGGTAGTCACTGGTGTTGTCGTTTCCTGCGGCGTTGCAAACCGAGAGCCCGCAGCCCCGACGCCCAAACCGTTCACCGTCCACGGCCCTGACGAGCACGGTGTCGTGTGCTACGTGAACTTCAACGCCACGTCCTGCGTCAAGGTGAAGTAGGTGAGCCGCAAGTCTTGCCGCCGCAGGCACGTCACGCCACTTCCACCGCCCGGCATGCGCCCGAAGCTCACCCGCTCGCAGGTGCGCGATTTGGGGCTCACGCACGCGGTCAACCTGGACGCTATCGCGCGGGGTTCCGCTGACGAGGCCACGATGTGGCAGTTCGTTGGCGGTGTGTACACGTGGGCCCGAGTCGCCCACCTTCTCCAGGTGGGCGTGCCGGAGATGGACGCTCAGGTAGCGGTTGCCCGCCGACTCGTGACCCGCTACTGGAACACCGGCAAGGTCGGCTTCAGCGGCCCGGACTACCAAGCCGCACGCACGGGGCTGCAAGTCATGGATGAATTGATTACCATCGTGGGCCTGCCCACCGCGATGCTTGCGTCTGAGTGGGCAGAGCAAATAACCAACGAATTGAAAGGATCATCGTGAGCACCCTTACCCCTGAACAAACCCAAGCCATCATCCAGCGCCTTGCTGCCCAGACCAACATCCCTTACGGCCTGGGCGACAAGCACGAGGCGTGCAGCGTTGCTGCAATAAACCTCGCCTTGACTGGTCAACTGACCGACTCCGTGCCTCCCTGCATGTCGGAGGTCATCGGGCGTTGGATCATCGCGACGCAGGACGCCATGCCTGCCACCTTGCGCAACAGCATTGAGTGGCGGGCCTTGCTACCCCAGGCCGCAGGCACGGGACGCGACCCGGCTGCAGAGCGCAGGCGGCTTGAGGTGCTCCTCACGCACATGTGGGAGGTGGCTCTACCGATGGTGCAACCAACAGCCGACAGGTACGGCTTCGGCCCCGAGTGGCAAACCATGTGCCGCCTCCGCACGCCTGAGGCGGCGGCGCGGGCGGCGCGGGCGGCGCGGGCGGCGCGGGCGGCGCGGGCGGCGCGGGCGGCGCGGGCGACGGAGGCGGCGGCGGCGACGGAGGCGGCGGCGGCGGCGGCGGCGGCGCGGGCGGCGGCGGCGGCGTGGGCGGCAGAGGCGGCGTGGGCGGAGGCGGAGGCGGAGGCGGCGTGGGCGGAGGCGGCGGAGGCGGCGTGGGCGGAGGCGGCGTGGGCGGCGGAGGCGGCGTGGGCGTGGGCGGCGGAGGCGGCGTGGGCGGAGGCGGCGGAGGCGGCGTGGGCGGAGGCGGCGGAGGCGGCGTGGGCGGCGGCGGCGGCGGCGGAGGCGGCGGAGGCGGCGTGGGCGTGGGTCGAGCTCGACCCCGTAGGCTTGCTGCGTAAGCTCGTGGCAGCTTGACCAGGGACTGTGAGCCCCAACAAACGAGCCGACCCTCTCGGCTGGCCATTCGGCCGGCTCGACCTGAAAGAGTGGGCCCGGCTCAAGAAGCAACAACCGAAGCCGGTCTATCCGCCGGCTCCTTTTTGAAAGGAGCCTAGTCATGACGACGAAGGCAGACTCCGATGTTATGCGCGAACTGGAAGCGGTGGCCGCAGACAGGAGCGCTGGATTTTGGTCGCAGGTACTGGCTGTATCTGCGATTCGCATGGTCACGCAACGCGATGCCAAGATCGACAGCCTACGCACCGATCTTAAAGAAGCCGCACGCACGTTGCGGCGGTACGAGGAACTGCACCGCGCCAAGAACGCACCCGACAGCCTGGTCAAGGCCGAGGTGAATGCCGCGCTTGCGGCCCGCTTTGAGCAGACCCTCGCATCACCTGCGGCAGGAAGCTGAACACCATGACCCGACACAAACTGTCAAAGGCTGACCTGCTGGACTACGCGCTGGAAGGTGCTCTCACGCGCAAGGGTCTGCAGGATGATTCCCAGGGCGCCTATGACGACTACTACGAGGAACTCGAAAAGGACATCGCTGAAATCGAGCGCCGCATCAAGCTGGTCGAGATCGCAGAGAGGAAGAAGTCGTGAGCGCTGAATCGATTATTGCCGGCATACGGGTCAGGTCCTGGTCCGACCAGGACGGGGTGCAACTCGACGGCCGTCACTTCCTGTGCCAGATCACCGGGATGACGCACGACGAGGTGCACCGCGTGGTCGGGCACATTGCCGCAGCCGTTGCAGAGCGATGCGCACAGGAGTGCGACCGCCTGGCCAACGGCTACGGCAGTGAGAAGCGCGACTTCGCCGAAGCCATCCGAGCCCTGTTTCCCAAACCCTGAACCGAAAGGGCACCTACATGAGCACTGAACCAGAACGCCTCGACCTTGCAGGCGGCAAGTACACGATCGTCAACAACATGGGCCGGTTGTCAGCCCTGCGCTACGGCCAGCCGTGGCGTGAGCAGGACCTGCTGGGTGACAACCTCGTGGGTGCGCTGTTCATGGAGCTGCAGCAGGCCCGCGAGGCTCTGCAGAACGTGCACGACTACGTGCGAGGCAAGGACAGCATGTACGCCAACGGGGCACTGAACCAGTTCTGTGAGGAAGGTCTCGGCATCAGGAAACCGGAATGAACTGCGGCGGCATCGCCATTGCCAATTAACCAAGCTGGCGGCTGTGTCTGCTTGCTCCAAACCCTGAACCCGTAGAATGACGAAGCCCGCGCAGCGCTACCAACGCTGTGCGGGCTTCTGACCACTCTGCGAGGACACGCACCATGGCTACTGCCGATTCTCTCACCGCCGCTCGGTTGCGTGAGGTTCTCTCCTACGATCCGGACACAGGAATTTTCACTTGGCAGGTCAACACAGGACCAAGGGCGAAGGTTGGGGCTGTCGCTGGGACACTTGACGGGGGTGGGTACGTTAGGATCAAGGTGGACGGGCGCAAATACGGCGCGCACCGCCTCGCATGGTTGTTTGTCTTCGACGTGTGGCCAGAGACCGGAGTCGATCACCGCGATGGTGTCGGATCGAACAACCGGATCAAGAACCTGCGGCTCGCTACCCAGGCGTTGAACATGCAGAACCAGAGGAAGGCACGTTCAAACAGCAAGTGCGGCCTGCTCGGTGTGAGCCCAAACGGGAATCTGTGGAAGGCCAGGATCGTGGTGGACGGGGTGCACGAGTACCTCGGGACGTTCACCACCCCCGAGCTAGCACATGCCGCATACCTGGCAGCCAAGGCGCTCTACCATCCGTTTCAAACCCTCGTCACTCCGGCAGGAGCCTGATCCCTTCGACGCGCAGCACGTCGCGGCGGCCACCACCTTCGACTGAGGCTTTGCCGTGCGTGAATCGGCAACCTGGGACTGCCCGGCGAAGCTCCGCGGCAAACTTCTGGCGGCTCATCACGTAGACGCCCGACTCCTTGCACCAACTGCTGTACGTCGGGTACAAGCCCCCACCCATACCGCCGGGCTCGGTCAGTAGCTCCGTCCATCCTTGAGTCCCGCCAGTCCCCTCCCCTCCTCTTGTTACGGCACTCTGGTCCACCTCGCAGCATTCGGACACGAACGCCTTCACGCGGTCCTGCTCGGCCTGGTACTCGGCCTTGGCGGCCAGCACCACCGAGGGCGGCCGCAGCCCGGTCTCAAACCACTCGCGAGCGCCAGCCACGATCCAGGCCAGCACGCCCTCAAGCTCCTCGCGGCGCGCGAGCTTGGCGGCCAGGTCCTGATCCTTGAGCCACTGTGTCTCACCCGTGGCTACCTGGTCCTCGGTACCGAAGAGCTGCAGGTATGGCACCAACAACACCCGCCGCCAGATTCCATGATCTTGACCTTTTATGACAGGTTTGAAGTTGGTCATCAACTGCAACTTGTGGGTGGGAGTGAACTCGAAGAAGTCCTGATTCATGTACCGGGCCTTGATTTTGTCGTCCCCGGTCACACCCTTGATGAACGCCTCGCGCAGCGTCATGCCGTCCCCGGTCTCCTTGGCGGTGACCATACGCCGGCCCTTCAGGTCCGCGATCTCGGTGGGGTGGCGGCTATCGCCGTCGCCTCGCGAGTCGGCCATCAGGCCGGGCGCGGCCGCACCGGCGTACTCACCCAGCGCCCGCTCTATGGTGCTCATGACCAGCGACTTGCCGTTCGACCCCTTGCCCCAGTGCACGACGAATGCCTGCTCGCGCACGCTGCCAGTGGCGCAGTACCCGAACCATCGTTGCAAGAACCCGACCAGCGCTGCGTCCCCGCCCGCGATCTGCCCGAGCACGGTCTCCCACAGCACGCTTCGGGCTTCGGGCTTGTAGTCCAGGTCCGTCAGCTTGGTGATGAGGTCCTCGGAGCGGTGCTCGCGCAGAGCGCCGGTGCGCAGGTCCACAGTGCCGTTGCGGCAGTTCAGCAGCCACGGGTCGCGGTCCATCACCTCGATGTCCACGGTCAACATTTTGCGGAGCAGGCCCACCGCGGCGTCGATGCGCGGCTTCATCTCGCACTCGCGAGCCCAGGCCCGCAAGGCGTCGGCGCTCTCCTCCTCCCACGGCTTGGCCTTGGCCGCCTCGCGCTCGGCGCGCTCGGCCAGGGTCACGGCCTTGCGAGCCTGGTGTCGGGCCTCAGTGGCAGCCTTGCGGGCCAGCGTGGCCGCAGCCTTGGCCTCGACCGTCTTCTCGACCCCGGCCTTAGCCACCGCGGTCGCGGCGATGCCCTCCAGCCGGTCGGCGGTGGCCAGCAGGTTGCCGGCACGTTCGGTTGCAGCCTCCGCGACCTCGGCCAGCTCGCTGCGGCTGGCCTCGTACTCGGCTCGGACCTTGGTGTCGTCGGTGGCGGTGGTCACGTCAAAGTCCTCACGCTCATCCAGGGCCCGAGCCCCAAGCCGATGTACCCTGGCCGGAGCCCAGGCGCCCCGGGGCTCAGGAGGTAGGTCACCTCGCGCAGGCACTCGCGGCCGGTGTAGGCGGCCTCCATGGGGCACCACTCACGCAGGTGGAGCACGTCACCCTTCTGGTAGTTGCGGTCATTGAGCCGCAACTCGAAGGGCTTGACGTAGAGGTCGTTGAAGTACCTGGACCAGCACTTGAGTTCGTGCTTCATGAGGGATTCTCCTGGTCACGCCGGAGCAGGATGTCAAACCGCTCCTTCCACTCGGCGAGTTCGTCTTCAGCTTTCGAGAGTCGTACGAGGGCCCGATGACGCTCCTGCTTCACCTGCCAAAGCTCGTCTCGCAACTCCTTGGCCTCGCGCTTTGCGGTTCTCAACTGGGTCGCTTCACTCGGTAGCCTGGCCATGCGCGCCTCCTTTGCGTCGTGCGTCCATCCAACCCAGCTCCCAGAGCCCGGCGTCGTGATCGCCGAGAGGGTGGGGGTTGGTCAGGCCGTCGTAGTAGCCGTTCCAGCCTGCGCGGTACGGGCTGTACGTTGGGTCGTTGCCGGGTTTGGAGTTGAACACCAGGTGGCTCTTGTATCTTCCGTCCATGGCGATCAGCCCAGCAGGTCCAGGTCGACCTCCGGCAGCGGCGTAGGCGTCGGCTCCTCAGTAGGCGTCGGCTCCTCAGTAGGCGCGAACCGCGAGTCGTACTCCAGCATTGCTTGGTCTGCGTATTCGGCAGCGACCTCAATTACGCAGTTTCTCAGTGTGGCGAGGTATACCTCGCGCCAGAAGTCTCGGCAATCTTGCTGATGGTCGTTCACTTTGACATCTCCTCGAACACGTGAAGGGGCGGCGAGCTGGGACTACTCCACGACCCGATGTACTTGGCCTTGGCACCCCAGGGAAGCTTGTCGCAGTTGCGCAGCAGGTACATCGTGCGCTTCTCGGTCGTTGCTGGCGTGTCATCATCCTCGGTGTACCGACACACCAGCCCGAAACCCCAACCGATCGGACCTGAAAGACCCAGGATCTCGGCGGTGTGAGGCACCTCGCACCACGCCTCTACGATGCCGTCACCCGACCCCGTGGTCCTGGCAACGACAGTGAACTCGTCTACTACCGTTTTCATTCAGTTTTCCTTTCAATGCGTTACAGGTTTAAAGGCCCAGGCCTTGGCAAACAAAACAGCCACGCCCTTTTCTAATTCTCTCTTGATGGCATCCTGCGCCAGAATTGCGCGCTGACCGGCGGCATGTACCGCGATGGCGGCTCCGCGATGCGTGTCCGGCCCGGCGTCGTCCGGAGGTATGGCAGCAGCCACTTCGGCCTCAAAGCGAACCGATACTTGGGCCATACCTGAGCGAAACGCTTCTGAGAGTCTGTCCAGATCATTAGAAAAAGGGTCTTTGGCATAGAACGGCAGGGTCCGAAACGCCCACCCCCAGTCTACGAAGCCCGCCAGTTCAATGCAGGATTCTTCGTTCACTTCGGTAATCTGGATTGGGCCCCGGCTTTCCAGTTCAGCCAATAGCTCTTCCCGATTGCTCGCTTGACACACCACAGCAAGACGGTTCAACGTTACGGTGTTCACTCAGTTTTCTCCTTCGCTCGTTGCAACAACACGCGCGCCTCGTCCCCGACGATGCGGGAGAGTTGACACGCGTACCTGTAGATTCCTGCCTCGTCCAGCGCCCAGCGCTTGCCGTCGTCGATATACCACTTGTCGCCTGCACACAGCGCCCGGTGACCGTAGGCCTTGACCAGCCTGTTGGCATTGGCTTGGTCCGTGGTCTTGTGCTCGGCCGCCGGAACACCGCGGCGCCTGACCGGTGCGGCACTCTCCGCCACCCCAGCATCTTCAACCCCTTCGCCTTCCTCGGTCAACACCGAGAACGCGCTGTCGTCCAGCGGCTCCTGCCACCCGTTGCCGCGGGCCATGGCCATGATCGTGTTGCCGGTGATCGGCTGCGCGTGGTCGCTGCGCACGAACGGCCACACCCGCTCACGCAGGAAGTCCAAGTCGGCCTTCGCGGATCGGGCGCTGAACTCCTCGACGATGGACAGGCCCTCCGGGCTGCCCCCGGTCTCGTAGTGGACGGCGAACACCACGTTGCGCCAGGCGTCGTAGTCCAGAGTCGCGGTGCCCGAGTTGGGGATCGCGTCCAGCGCCAGCATCCACGGCGTATCACGCTCCGCGGAGCGGGCCACGAGGCCGCGCTGGTGCTCAGGCCTCTCGACCACCGGCACGGGCGGGGACATGGGCCAGTGCATCCCGACCACCGACTCGCGGGGTACGATCTCCAGGATGCCGCTCAACTCCTCGAACTGCAGGAGTTCGGACTTGCCTGCGAGGGGCAGGATGAACTGGTTGCCGAAGCCATCCGGGGCCACGGCATCCTGCTTCGGGAACACCTCCACCTGTCCGGCGCTGACGCTCTTCACACCCGGCCGCAAGCCGCAGGACCTGAGCACCTCGGCCAACCACGTGCGCACGCTGTAGGCGTCCTGCGGGTCGTCCCAGAGGACGTAGAGGTGCACCCCGCGGCCACCGGTGGAGCGGAACAGCACCGGCACCGCGCCGTGGCACAACTCCAGCGCGCTGGCCACCAGCCACACGGTGTGGCTCATGGTCGCCCAGTTGGTCTCACCCTTGTGGCTGTCGAAGTCGAGCAGCCCGAGCATGGTGACCGACTCGCCGGCCTTGATGGGGCAGACCCCGCGGGCAGGACCTCCGTTGTAATGTTTGGCCAGGCGCTCAGGGGTCAGGGCCTGCTTGGTCCACGCCTGCAGCCCATCCAGCCGGCGGACCGCGGTCACGTCGGTGCGCACCCGGCTGGTGATGGGCTCCAGCGCAGCAATGAGTGGGTTGTCGGGGGTCACCCACTCACACCTTCGACTTCGGTTCTGCATCCTTGTCCAGCGTCTTCTTGAAGTAGATGCGCGCCGCGGTGTGGTAGATCATGATGCCTTCCGCCTTCGCCGAATAGGCCGCGTAACTGCCGGTGTCTTTCAGGTCAGCCAGCACGCGATCAACCACGCCCGTGTCGAACAACCCCTCCCAGAGAACCGGCACCACCGAGCAGCAAGCCGGAGGTGGCGTCTCCGCGGTCCAACGGCTGACGTTGAAGAGCGAGAACCTGCGCTCGGTGAGCCCGTAGCCGCGCTGGATGCCTCGACCCCACCACTCGCCGAAGTGGCGGCCTGGCCCGAGCGCCCGGAGTTCGCCCTCGTGCTCTTTCACCCACGCCGCGAACCCGAAGTTGTCGTCCTCGGGCGTGATCCAGCGAGTGCGGGACCCGGCGCTGATGGTGCCATCTTCACCCACGCAGACCTGGGCGTTGGTGCCGTCGATCTTCTCGGTGATTACGACTTGCCGGCTGAGCCGGGCGATCTTGCCAAACGATTCAAATTCCACAGCTATCTCCTTCGTAGTGACCGCAGGATCTCCCACAGCACGTAGGCTGCGGCGAGGACCGCCAGCAGCCGGTTCAGTCTTCGACCCATTGCAGCACCGTGTCGCCAGTCGCAAGGTCGGTGCTGGTGCTCAAGGTCCCGTAGATGACCCCGGTCGGGAACAGGACCCCGGCCACGGGGACCAGCGCGTCCCGCAACTCGTTCAGCAGGAGCTGGCCCTTGAGGACCTCGTTCTCGCGCTCCGCGAGGCGGTGCGCTGCGATTCGGATCTCGACCATCTCAGATGCTCGGTGCTGCAGGGACTGGGGCCGGAATCGGGATGCAACCAACGAAGATGCGAAACTTGGCCCTGCCGGCCGCCGCTTCGACGGCGTTCTGCTGCAGTTCGCGCTTCGCTCGTGCCTCGCACGACTCGCGATCCGCGTACAGCGAACCGTGGATCTCGTGGTCCTCGTACACGCGCTCATCGACCTTGAGCGGCTGGGCGATCTTCACCATGGCGTACAGTACGTCTCCCGTCTTCACGGTCGGCGCGGCGTCAGCGGGCGTCGTGACGAGCGCCACGACCACAGCCGCAATCCCGATACCAACGATCCAGGCGTCTTCACGTGTCATGACTTCCCTTTCTTGCTCCGCTCACACTGGCGGGCGTACTCACAGGTGGCGCATGCGGACGAGAGGTCCGAGCGCGGGATGTGCAGGCCGATTTTCGCGGCGGCCCGCTCGATGCGGATGGCCATACCAGAACTCGCCTGGCGGCGGCCCGTCGCGATGTGCCGGATGACGGCTTCGCTTGTGGACATCTCCGCAGCAAGTTCGTGCCGCGTTGCCACATCCAGGTCTGAGAGGTTGGTCCGCTTCATGAGGGGCCGACTGTAGCACTTGGTTCGGTAATCGCAAATACCGCGTAGGGGGTTGACACAATCCTTGGACCAAGTGCTACACTCGGTTCGCTACTTCTGGGGAACAAAGTGAAGACGTGGTGGTACAGGATCTTGCTGTGGTGGGCATTGACTCGCTGGTCGAGGTCCGTGATCCAGGACGACGAGGACTCCAGGAAGCGAACCTGCAGGGTGAAAGCGCTCTGCGTTCTGATTCAACGACTCAACCAACGAAGGACCCCATGACGATCCAAGTCACTCTCAATTTCAGCACGCCCGGCGAAGCCGCAGCGGCTCTCACCCTCCTGGCAGGAGGCGCGGCCCAGGCCACGAGCCCGACCCCAAAGTCTGCGGAGACGGCAGCCCCTGCCGGTACTTCGCAGCCTGCAACCCCGGAAGTCAAGACCCCGCCGCCCGCTGCGTCCGCCACGAAAGCAACCGCTGGCAAGGGCAAGACCCCCGCCGAAAAGCCCGCGCCGCCCCCGGCTGAACCTGCGGCCAGCACCAGCCTCGCCGGCAAGTCCTACCCCGAGACCGGCATCGGCGACCTCATCAACGGCTACCTGCGCAAGGACGCGGTGAAGAACCGGCCCACCCTGGTGGCCGCCCTGGCCGCCCTCGGCGGCGCCAAGAGCGGGCTGGAGATCAAGCCCGAGTACTACGACGCCGCGCACGCAGCGTTCAAGGCCCTGAACGACGGTGCCGACCCGGCGGCCGTGCTGGCCGGCCTCTCCGGCGAAGAGAGCATGGGTTGAAGCTCGCGCCCTTGGCTACGGCCTGGGGCCATGCCGGCCTCAACTGGTCGTGCGATGCGAGGACCGCACGCAGGTTGTGGCCGATTCACCGAATCATGCGGGCGTACCTCGCTGCCTGCGAAGGAAGAACATGGAACAGCAAATTCCGTTGGGGGTGACCCCGGTGCAGGTGGTGGACAGCCTGCCACCCATGCCGGCGGTCGCGAAGATCGCCAAGGTCAAGAAGCCCAACCCGACAGGCCTGTCGCGGGCTGAGATCCGTCTGCTGGCGGATGCGGTGGGCTACTACACCTCCGAAGCGGTCCACGCCGATGAAGCCGCCAAGATGAAAGCCGCGTTGCGCAAGCTCCGGGCTGCGGCGGGAGTGCGCTGATGAGCGAGCACGCCAGGCACAGCCCGTCAGGCGCGGCCCGGCGCTTCGTGTGCCCCGGGTCCCTCACCCTGGAGGACGCCTACCCGAACAACTCGTCCAAGGCCAGCGAGGACGGCACCTGCAAGCACCACTTCGCGGCGGTGGTGCTCGCCGCCCCGGGCGGTATCGTCGAGGCCAAGGACTACGTGGGCATGGGCTGCCCGGTCTACGAGAACAACAGGCAGACGCACACCATCCCCTTCACCGAAGGGATGACGCCTCCGGTCCAGGAGTACGTGGACTACGTGCGCGGCGTCGCTGGCAACGACCTGCTGATGGTCGAGCAGCGGGTGGAGTTCGGGCAGTGGATCGAGGTGCCCGGCCAGTTCGGCACGGCCGACGCGATCGTGGTCAAGCCGTGGGCCGACCCCCTCACCGGTGAGGTCGGCCACGAGCTGATCGTCATAGATGCCAAGTTCGGCTACAAGTTCGTGCCGGTGGAGGAGAACCCGCAGCTCCTGTACTACGCGCTCGGGGCGTACAGCATGTTCGAGCTGTCGCACGATATCCGCTCCGTCCGGCTCGTGATCTACCAGCCTGAGCAGGGCGGCGAACGGGAGTGGACTTGCGACCTGGCCTACCTGCTCAAGTTCGCGCAGACGGCTCGGTCTCGCGAGGCGTCGGTGCGGGTCGCGATGGAGGCGTACCCGCTCTCGGTGGGGGACACGAAGCGCACCACGATCTGGATGGAGACCTTCCTCAACCCGGACCCGAACGACAGGGACTGCGCGTTCTGCCGGGCGATCCCGACCTGCCCGGCCTACAGGCTCAAGCTGGAGCGCGCGGTGGGGGACGAGTTCGAGGTCATCGCCGCAAGGGGCGAGGTGAAGCTCCCCGGCGAAGCGAATCAGGACCTGGCGCTCTCCATGTCGGTCACCGACATGCTGGAGGACTGGATCATCGCGGTGCGGGCGGAGACGGAGCGCCGGCTCATCGCGGCCAACAACGACCTGGCGGTCTGCCAGGAGCTGGGCTACGGCCTGGAGCTGGGCCGTGAAGGACCGAGGAAGTGGCAGGACGCGGACGCGGCCGAGGCGGAACTCAAACGCATGCGGCTCAATACGGAGGAGATGTACGACCTGAAGCTGATCTCCCCCACCACTGCGGAGAAGCTGGCGACGCAGAAGTTGAACCGCAAGAAGGAACCGGTGGGTCCTGCACCGGTGATCGGGCCCGGCCAGTGGAAGAAGCTGCAGAAGCTGGTGGTCAGGAACAAGCCCAAGCCGTCAGTCAAGAGGCTGGAGGCGATCAAGGAGCTGTACGTGGTGCCGGGGTTGGAGAGTTCCGACTTCGGTGTTGTTGATGAACCTGCTGCCGATGACGGTGGCGAACTGTTGGGCTGAGCCCAGAAGAAGGACGATATGGACGAGAGCACACGAGTGCGTGGGACCACGTTGCACACAGGGCTGGCGGCGGACGTGGCGATCAGAAACCTGGCGGCAACCACGGAGATGCTGCTTAACGTGGTGGGCGATCACATTGCCTACCAACGTGCTGCATGCGGGCCGGTGAGCAGCCTCCCCGCTGTCGGCGGTTCCGTCGTGCTGAAAGATGCTGACGAGCAGCAACGCCTCCAGGAGGCGCAGCCCGAGCGGTGGCTCGCCATGGCCCGCACTGATTTCCAAACCGGGCTGATGAAGCTCACACGTGCCGTGGCACAACCCACGGGTCTTTGAACTTATTTTTGTGAAGGAGATCCCCATGGGGGTGAAGTTGATGTTGACGGATGTGCGAGGGTCGTTCCTGGTCCTCGGTGAGCCCAAGCCGTACAAGGAGGGCGACCCGGCGCGGTGGTCCGCCTCGGCGCTGATCCCGGCCGACAGCCCGCAGCGCAAGAAGGTGGACGCGGTGCTGGAGCAGTTGGCCAAGGAGAAGTGGGACAAGAAGTGGCAGACCACCCTGGAGGCCATCAAGCGCGACCCGAAGGGCTGCTGCTGGGCGGACGGCAACCTGAAGGACTTCGACGGCTACGCCGACCACTGGGTGCTCTCCGCGCACCGGTACCAGAAGGACGGCCGCCCGCTGGTGTTCGACCAGTTGAAGCACCCGCTGTACCAGCAGAACGGCATCGCGGTCCCGGGCAAGGAAGGTGTGCTGTACTCGGGCTGTTTCATCAACATGCACGTCGAGATCTGGGCGCAGCAGAACACCAACGGCAAGGGCATCCGGGCTACGCTGCTGGGTGTGCAACTGGTGCGCAAGGGCGACTCGTTCGGCGGTGGCAGCATGCCCGACGAGAACGACTTCACCGAGATGGAAGTCGGGGCCGACGCGGACGCGTTCGGTGGTGGTGGTGGTGGTGGTGGTGGTGGTGGTGGTGGTGGTGGTGGTGGTGGTGGTGGTGAGGGCGACCTGGGCTGATGTGACTTTGTGATCTGAAGATGTTTTGGTCTGCCACTCCACGAGGGGTGG